AATAATATATGGAGCGAAGGATGTTGCATATCTAATTCAAATACAGAAAATACAAGCTGAAGCTTTAAAAAAGCACAGAGTAGAAAAGGTGGCAGAATTAGAAAATTATGTAGCTCTTTCATTTGCTGACATAGAATATAATGGTCTATGTTTTGATAAGGACTTGTGGCTGTCAAATGCTGACATTAATGATGGAGAGGTAGTAAAATTAGAAGATGAATTAGATAATGAAATTATTAATAATAAATTAATAGATTTTATTTCTGATTATGTGCAGCTAGATATATTCAAACCAAAAGAAGAGTTAAGAACAGTCACTGTTAAGTGGTCATCTCCTATACAAGTTAAAAAAGTTATGGAAACTTATTTATCTAAAAGATTAGAAAATGTTAATGCGTTTGAATTATATAAATTCAAAGATAAACCATTGATAGCCAAGTACTTACGATATAAAGAAAAACAAAAAATATCAAGTACATATGGTAAATCTTTTCTTAAATATGTTATGAAAGATGGTAAAGTTAGAACTAGTTTTTGGCAAGTATTAAATACTGGACGTGTGTCTAGTGGATCCAAAGAAGATCGTAAACCTAATATGCAAAATATTCCTGCTAATAATAAATTTAGAAATTGTTTTATAGCTAGGGATGGTTATAGTATTGTATCTGTGGATTATAGTGGCCAAGAATTAGCTATTATAGCTTATGGTTCTCAAGATCCTGTATGGATTAAATGTAGAAAAAATAATGAAGATCTACATTCAGTTTGTGCAGAATTAGTATTTGGGGATAAATGGCATAATGGTGATAAGAAAGCCTTAAGAACTATGATTAAGACTATTAATTTTGGATTAGCTTATGGTATGAGTAAGTTTAAATTATCTGATACATTAAATATTAGTATTGATGAGGCTGATAAACTTATAAATAAATATTTTGCTGCATTTCCAAATATCAAATCATTTTTAAATAAACTTGGTATGTATGGTGTAAAGAATGGACATATTAGGACATTTAAACCTTTTAGAAGGATTAGATGGTTTCCTCAATGGTATAAAGGTATACATACATCTCAAAAGGATTTTAAAATTAAAGGCGCTATTGAAAGAGCCTCTAAAAATACACCAATTCAAGGTACTGGTGCAGATATGATTAAACAGGCTATGTGTCTCATTAGAGAACATATTAGTACGTTTAAATTACCATGTTATATGGTAACACAAGTACATGATGAAATAGGTGTAGAAGTTAGAGATGATTTTGCCGAAGAATGGGCTCATATACAATGTGAGTTAATGAAAAAGGCTGGCGCAATGATTATTAAAGGATTTGATATGACAGTAGATTATACAATAACTAAAAAATGGAGTAAATGATGAAAAATAAAATGACATTATCCAACTCTAAAGATAAGATTCAAAGGGATGGATTAAATAAATGGTGGAGTAAACCTTGGTTTGGTAGAGGTACGTTACAATATGCTACTGGTGTAGGTAAGACACGTTGTGGTGTATTAGCTGCTGCGCATATTGCTAAAATAACTAATATGGAAGCTAGGATATTAATATTAACTCCAACTGAAACTATTCGAGATAATTCATGGAAAGAAGAGTTTTATAAATGGGATGAAGGTGAGGTATTTGAAGAGTGTGTAAAATGTATTTGTATTCAAACTGCTTATAAATGGGTAGGACATACTTTTAATTTAATTATTGCTGATGAGATACATAATTATATGTCTCCTAAATTTGCTAATTTCTTTGTAAATAATAGATATCAAAAAATATTAGGGTTAACAGCTTATATAGATAAATTTAAGTTAAGAATATTATCAGGTATATGCCCTGTTATTGATAAAGTTTCAACTATTGATGCAGAAGAGTTAGGATTAATTAGTCCATTTAAAATATATAATGTACCAATTAATTTAACACCAACTGAATTATCAGATTACAATAAAGCAGACAAAACTTTTAATTCTTTATTTCCTTATTTTAATAAAGATTTAAAATTAATGTTTGCATGTATGAATAAAAATAGATATAACTATTTTTTACAAACAAAGGGCGAAGTGTTAGATGAACGCAATGCTTCCTACCCTTTTATTTGTAATGCTGCAATGACTAAACGTAAGAACATTATTTATAATGCTCATGAGAAGTTAAAGGCAGTTAAGATTATATCTAATATGAATCTTGAGAAGAAGGCTATTATATTTTCTCAAACCATAGATTTTGCTAACAAAGTCACAGAACAGTTAGATAATTGTGTAAGTTTTCATAGTAAAATTTCTAAAAAGAAAAGAATTGAAAATTTAGATTTATTGAAAAGCGGGAATTCAATAACACGAATATCAACAGCTAAGGCTTTGAACGAAGGTATGAATGTACCTGATATTTCCATGGCTATTATAGCTAGTGGAACAAGTAAAACTAAGGATATGATTCAACGTATAGGACGTGCCGTAAGGTGGGAAGATGGTAAGCAGGCTATCATTTATCGTATATATGTTGAAAATAGTCAAGAGGAAAAATGGATAGCCTCTTCTCAAGAGGATTATAATGTAGAACTATTTAATATTAATGAATATGAAAACAATTCTTGAAGCCAAGGATCATCTTCGTAATAATTATGAGTCTGGAACTAGCTGTCCCGCATGTGGGCAGTTAGTCAAGGCCTATAAACGAAAGTTGAACGCTAATATGTGTAGAGCGTTGGCAATTATCTACGCAAGAACTAATGAGAGCGGTATATATATACATGTTCAAAATGAGTTCACTTCATTAGGATTACGCGCTACTGCTATGGATTATACTTATTTAGAAAAGTGGAAATTTATAGAAGTTAATCCTGATAAAAGTGGTCACTGGAGAGTGACCGATAAAGGCAGAGCATTTGTAGAAGATACTTTAGTTGTACCATCTTATTGTTTGGTATATGCAGGTAATGTTTATGAGTGGTCTACTGATACAGTTAATATGACTGAAGCGCTTACAACAAGATTTAAATTATCTGAAGTTTTAGACTTAAAAAGTTTAATATTAGATAAAAATTAAGTTGTATAAATTGGTCATTTTTATTATATTTACAAACTTATAATTCCCGATATATGAATATAGAAATCAACGTTCTTGGATTGATCAAGAACAAACTAACTGCGTCTCAATATGTGATGTTAAATCTATTATTTGAGAATAAAATTGAGTTATTTGTAAATTATATAAATCTTTATAGTTTTGCTAAAAAAGAATTGCAAGGTCTTGTGGATCAGGGGTATATATTATCTTGTGATCCTCAAAACCCTCTAACTTGTATAACTATTGCAAGAGATAAGGTGAGAAAATTATTAGGAATAGAAGAATCTTATTTTACTGAATTATTTGATGAATATCCTCTTAAGGTATATAACGGTAAATCAGTTAGAGTATTAAGAGCTTCTAGTATATCTGCTAAAAATGCTATCATGTGTAAACAAAAATATGATAGAATTATTAAAGGTAACCCATTGACTCACCAATACATTCTTGCTTGTTTAAAGAAAGAAGTTGAATTAAGAACAAGAGGGGGTAATATGGCATATATGCACGCCTTAGAAACTTATTTAAATAAAAATGCTTGGGATGCTTATGCTAGTTTTCTCGAAGCTGAAGTTAATACATCTACTAGCGGTGATACTAAATACGGTGAAGATTTAATATGACAAAAATAAATAAACCAAGATTGCAATATACAAGTATAAAGAAAGCAGCATTTGATGCTGTTCAGTATATTGATGATAGAAGAAAAGGATTAATTAAATCCTTAAGAACTCCATGGACAAAATATAATCATGTGAGTATGGATGGAATAGAGTGGAACACTATACATACTATAGCGGGTATGTCTGGTAGTGGTAAAACAGCTATTATCAACCAATTAGAAACAGAATTATTTTTATTAAATAAAGAAGAAAAATTTGCAGTATTATCATTTAATTTCGAGATGCTAGCTCGTCAATTAGTGAGTCGTAAATTTTCTAATGCATTAAATACAACAACAAGAAAACTACACAGTGGTATAGAAGGATATCAATTATCTGATGCTGCTTATTATAAAGTTTTATCTACGAGCAAAGAGTTAACTCAATTTCCTATATGGTATGTAGAAATGCCTGGAACAGTTGAATTAATTAAAAATACTATAGAACACTTTGCTACACAAGAAGAAAATTTAGATAGAGGTGTAGTTATTATGTTAGATCATACTATTCTTGTTAGGGGTAAAGCTAATGAAATGGAAAGACTTGTTTTAGTCGAACTGATGGTAATGGCTAATGCATTAAAAAAGAAATATAAAATAGCGTTTGTATTTTTATCTCAATTAAATAGAGAGATAGAACAAGCAGACCGTGTTACTGAACCATCTCAACAATTTCCTAAAAAGAAAGATTTATTTGGTGGTGATTCAGTATATATGTTTTCAGATCTAGTCATGGTATCTATGAATCCTGAGCAATTAGGACTAGAAACTTATGGGCCTAAAGCCTGGACTACAGCTGGAGCATTATTTTGGCATTTCTTAAAAGTAAGAGAGGGTAAACCTTGTATTGCTAAAATGAAAAATGAGTTGATGTATAATCGTGTAGTAGATTTTACATCAGATAATGTTAATTATAAATTAAATTCAAATGACAAAACTATGGAATAAAAATAATTATCATACCACTGCTAGTAGTGATATGGAAATAACTTATGATAATGGAGATCATTATGATGAGTGTGTAAATGAATTAGAACAATTAGCTAAAAATATTGAGAATTCTAAAAGACCCGGATATACTCAAGCTAATGGTGATGTGTTAGCAAATTTTAGAAAAGCTGCAGAGTTGAGCGGAACAACTCCTATGCAAGCTTGGAGTGTTTATTTTTATAAACATGTAGCTGCTATTATGTCTTATGCTAAGGATCCTAAAATTCCTCAAGCAGAAAGTATTGATGGTAGATTTGCTGATGCAATGAATTATTTAAAATTAGGGTTTTATATATATAAAGAAAATAAATAATATGGCAAATTTAGTTATTGTATGTGGAAAGTCTGGATCCGGCAAGTCCACCTCTACTAGAAATTTGGATCCAAAGAGTACTTTTTATATAAATAGTGATCAAAAAGCATTACCCTTTAAAGGATGGAAAAAGAATTATTCTAAAGAAAGTAAGAATTATTCTAAAGTATCTTCTTTAGTAGAAGTATGTAATATTTTGAAAGCTATACCTGAAAAAGCTCCTCACATTAAAACTGTTATTATAGATACTATTAATCGTATGATGACAGATAAAGTAATGGGAGAAAGGCATATTAAAGGTTTTGAAAAATGGACTCAATTATCTGGTGGTATATATGATGTATTTACTATCATAAATCAAATATTACCTGATAATGTTGATGTATTTGTATTAGCGCATTCTGAAGAAGGATACAATGATATGGGTGCTCAATATAAGAAAGTAATGACAGCTGGAAAACAATTAGATCGTATTGTTTTAGAGTCAATGTCGAGCGTTGTTTTATTTACTGAAGTGAAAGCAGATGGTAAAGGAAAGAACGAATATATGTTTCAAACACAGTCTGATGGAGTTTCAACTGCGAAATCTCCTGAAGGTATGTTTGAAGACTATTTAATTCCAAACTGTTTACGTTCTATTAAAACAGTAATGGAAAAGTATTATAATGAATAATTAATCGATTAAAATTAAATTATATATGTATCAAATTAATCAGACTATAAAGTCAGAGGGGTCGTCTACCTCAGTATTCCCGCTTGGTATAAGCGAAGATATCGAAATGACGGGTGTAAGTGTTGACACTGCTAGTAATGGTAATGCATTTCTTAAGTTTGAATTTACTTCAACTGAAGGATCTAAATTAAACCATTTTGAATGGCCAATAGACACAAACAATGAAGGTTGGGAAAAGAAGTTACAATCTCAAATGAAAAGAGTAAAGCATATTATGACCAAGTTTATGGACGAGGAAAATATCATAATAAATGCTACATCTTTCGATGATTTTGCTAAAACTGTAATTACTTTACTCGGTAATACATATGTAGGAAAGAAATTAAGAGTTAAAACTGTTTACAGTTATAATAATTATGTTTCTATTCCTAAATATGTTCCTTTTGTTGAAACTATGGATGTAAATCCAACTAAGTTAAATATAACTAGTTTCGATAAAATGGAAAAAGATGAAGCTGATAATCCGGCTACATTAACTTCTACTGCATCGAATGGTGCAGCAGAGCCTGCAGAATCTGGTTTACCTTTTTAGGTAATATGATTTGAGATTAAGGGAGGATATTTCCTCCCTTTTTCTTTTTGGTAATTTAAAAAATATTAAAATATGTATAAAATTAATATTCAATTAACCAAGGAGGCTATTTTAAAAAAACTTAGTGAATATCAAATCTTTAGTTATTATTTAGGCCGTGATTTTAAATCAGGTATAGTAATGAATAGTCCTTTTAGACAAGATGATAAGCCCAGCTTTTCATTATTTGTAGATCGTAAAGGAATTATTAGATATAAAGATTTTGGAACTGGTGAATCAGGTGATTGTTTTAATTTTATTCAAAGAAAATTTCATATCAATTTTTATGATTCACTTATTCAAATAAATAAGGATTTTAATCTAGAGTTAATGTATAGTCAACATGGTTATGAAACTAAAGAGTATACAGGTTATCAAACTGATATTAAACAATTAAATTTTACACCAAAGAAAGCCATAAATGTTAAAGTACAAAAGTTTACTTTTGTTGATGAGCATTATTGGGATCAATATGGTATTGATAAGAATTTACTTAAAGTATATAATGTATTTTCTTGTAAATGTGTATTTGTGGGTGACAAAACAGTTGCCACTTATGTAAATAATAATCCTATTTATGGATATTTATTTTATAAAGATAATGAATACACATGGAAAATTTATCGTCCATTATCCTTAACGGGATATAAATGGATGAGCAATACTAATAGAACTGTTTTCCAAGGGTGGGATCAATTACCTAAGAAGGGTAATATGTTAATTATTACTAAAGCATTAAAAGATGTTATGGTATTAAGAACAATAGGATACATAAGTGTAGCCTTACAAAATGAAATTGCTAATATTAAAGATACTGTTACTCACGAATTGTATGAAAGATTTAATAATATATATATCTTAAATGATTTTGATTATACTGGCGTTAGAGGCGCTAATAAATTGAGAAAAAGATATGGGTTTAAACCTATATTTATTCAAAATTTTAAAACAAGATCAAATGGTTTTAAAGATATATCTGATTATAGAAAATCTCATACAAAAGAACAAACAAAATGTTTAATAGATAAATTAATAAACGCATGGAAATAAAAAGAGAAAAAAGCGTAGAAAAAATTATTGGTGAAATGAAAACCAATAAATTTAAAATCGGTGAAGATTCTATGGGAATTATCATCGATTCATTAATTAATTTATATTCTGATCCTATAGGTTCTATAGTAAGAGAGGTAACATCTAATTGTTATGATGCACATAGAGAGAAGCGTTTTAAGAGAATGGGAACTATTCCTAGTACTCATGAAGATGTTCCTAAATATTGGCATGATGACACTAAATGTCCTCAAATAGAATTTCAAGAAGAGAATATATTATTAGGTATTGGTAATGCAATGATATTTAGAGATTTTGGTATCGGATTAAGCCAACAAAGAGTAGAAACTATCTATACTATGTTTGGTAATTCAACTAAAAGAGATAATAATCTACAAATTGGTGGATTTGGTATCGGTGCTAAATCTCCATTTTCATATACTAATACATTTTATATTATAGCAAATCATAATGGTGTAAAACACTCTTATATGCTATATAAAGGTAATGATGCATTTCATATGGATATGATAAAAGCAACGCCTACAGAGGATTTAAACTCTACTGAAGTCATTATCCCTATACAAGAGGATAAAGACCTTAGAACGTTTAAAAAGTCTATAGAACAGCAATTACTATATTTTGAGGGGTTGCAATACATAAATGTAGATGAGGGTTTAGGTGCTCATATAGATTCTATTAAAATAGATTATGAAGATGATGATTTAATAGTAGCTTTAGGGCTAGAGGATACTCATATTGATAAAAATTTACATTGTGTAGTTGGAAGAGTAAGATATCCATTAGATTTTAATCAGTTAGATGGAATAGATGAAGATCGCGCTCCAGCTGCTCTTAAATTTGCTATTGGAGAAATCGATTTGGTTCCTTCAAGAGAGAATATTCGATATACTGATAGAACTAAAGAAGCTATTAAAGCTAAATTTAAAGCTGTTAAAGATAGTTGTGTACTAGAATGTAATAAGGAATTATCTAATGCTACAGATTTTCTTCATTGGATTCAAATGGCAACTGCTGTTAAAAAGAATTCAAGAAGTTATTATGGGCATATATGGACTAGTACATTTGAAGTACGATCTCATCTTGCTAAATTAACTCAAAATGATATTAAATTAGAATTTCTTGGTTCTTTAAGTATAAATCCTTTACAAGAGAAAGCTATTGAAAAATTATTTATGGGTTTTACTATTGCTACTGTTAGTAAGGAACAACATCATAGTTATTCTGGTGGTTTTAAAGTTTCTAAGAAAGCAACTGAATGGAACGATTTCTTAAGTTATCCTATATATTATCAAGAACAAGTATATGAAAAGAAAGAAGATGGATCTGAAAAGCCTACTAAAACATTTAGAAAGCCTAAAGATATTACTATTCTTAATCATATAGCTGAAACTTCTACTCGTAAATATATTCAATTAAGAAAGAATAGATGTGACCAAAAAGTAATTGATTCTGAAAAACAGTATGATTTCTGGGGCTCTAAATTAGAAGTTAGGGAACCTGAAGTTATAAAATCTGATTATGATATTATGTGTAAACTAATTGATAGTTGTAAGCATAAATTTAAAATGTATGATGATGTTATTGTAACTAATGAAGATGAATTAGATGCTATTGGTAACTTTGAAACAGATCAAGAAAGAAGAAAGAGATTAGGTAAATTATTTTGTAGAAGATATTATCAGACTAATAATAATGATCCTAAATTTTGTAATATAGAAACCGATGGTGAAATCATGGGTGATTACAAAGATAAGGGTGGTATTATTATTTATGGTAATTCTCAAGATAATACTTTACTTAAAGCTATTGGACAGATATGTAGACAAGGTGAAGATGCTTATAATATACATTCACTAGATTATGCAACTAATAGATTTTCTTTTGAAACTGATGAAAATAAGCGTCAAAGATATTGTAATCATGACGGTGTAGTTATATTGAAAGTTGCTAACAGTATCAAGGATGAATTAAGTGAATTTATTAATGTTAATCAATTATTTGAAATGAAACATCATATTGTAAAAAGATGGTATACTGCTCATCTAATTAAGAAGAGAGTTGAAAATATTAATATGTTTCAAGTCTTTAAAACTCTTAATGAAGATCTCTTTTATAAGTGGAGAAAATTGCATAAATTGCATACTAATTACTATAATCAATTTAGATGTTTGGGTTACACTGAAAAAGAAGCGTTGGTAGATATGTGTAAAAAGTATGACTGCAAAGACCACAAAGCATTAGAAATTTTAGAAGAGTTAGAGGAGTACGCCAAAGACCTGGAAATTATTCAAAATTTAGGACAAGTTCAAGAAAAAAATGATCGAAACGATATTAAAAATAAAGAATTGTTTTTATCATTAAGAGCTTATTTAAAATCTAAGAATAAACAAACTGTAAAATTTAAAAAGTTAAATAAAAAATTAATTAAAGATGAATAATAGTTATTTAGTCTGTAAAGTTGATAAAGACACCGTTCAAGTCATTATCGATGGACTACCAAAAAGTATTTCTAGAAGCTTCTCTGAAGCTGATAAAGTTATTAAATTAGCAGAAGCTTATAATAAATCTAGAGATAATGATGAACGAAATGCCATAATAGGCAAAGTTCAGGAACTGCTAACTCCTGGACATCGAATTGAAAGTCAAACTGATGGGAGATTTGAATTCGACGGTGGTAGGAAAATGTATCTTAAAGGTACTACTGATCCTATACCAAATTTTTTAGCAAAGAAATTAATGAAGTGGATGGAGGATGGAATTCCTTTAGAAGGTTTAATTAATTTCTGGAAACATCTGTTATTAAATCCGGATAAAAGCGTTAGAAAACAATTATATAGTTTTCTAGAGCATAATGGCCATCCAATAACAGATAAAGGGTATTTTCTTGCTTACAAAGCCTGTAAAGTTAAATCTAAGTACGATAAAACGACTGGGGAAGAAGTTGTTCAGTTCGAGTACAATGAAGACACTGGTGAAAAAGAAAAGAAATATACTCAATCATTAACTTTCGCACCTTATCATAGTGGCGCTCACGGAATGGTAATTAAAGTAGGTCAGCCTATTACAATGCCAAGAGAGGAGTGTGACTCTGATCCGGATCGAACATGTTCTTCTGGCCTTCACGTGGGGTCTATGGAATATGTTCATGATTTTGGATATGGAGACGGTGTAATATTAGAAGTATTAGTAAGTCCTCGTAATGTGGTGGCAGTGCCGTCAGATTACAATAACACTAAAATGAGATGCTGTGAATATTTTCCTATTGCTATTAGTAATGGTGAGAATGAGAATGTTTACTTGGAATCTGATTATAGTCAATTTAATGCTAAATCAATGAGAAAAGATTTAGCGGCATATGAGGAAGCTAAAAGAAAACAAATTAGTGATCTTGAAAAAGAGTTATCACAAAATAATTCTTTAGCTGCTGATATAGAAAATAATTAAGTTAATCAGGAAAGGGGGTCTTAACGGGCTCCCTATTTCCTAAAAATAAATAATATGGATAAAGTATTAATAACTATCCCAAAATTTATTACACATATTGCTAAAACAAAAACTAAATATGTAAAAATAAATGGACAAAAATTATTTACTGGTATGAATCATCATTTAAGAGCATTAATTGTTAGAAGAATGCATACTTATATCTCTCAATATGTACCTCCTGTTTTAGAACTGGATCCAATTTTACCTATGAAGGTAAAGTTATATGTTTATACTACTATAAACCACGGTGATATAAGGATGTTTAAAGGGGAATTAAGATGGAGACTTCCTAAAGAAGATTATAAGCCTAAATGGGATGTAGATAATTTATGGATTTGGATTAAATGTTTTCAAGATACTCTAGTAGAGATGGGGATGATTGAAGATGATAATTGTGAAATTATTCCAAATTCAGGAGAAATTGAATTTGTACCTGTAAAAGATTTTGAGGATAGAAAATTAGTTTTTGAATTAAGTAAATATAAACAAGATGGATGAAGATCATGTTAGTCACTCCTCGTTGAGTGCATTAAGCGTTAGCCCTAGATATTTTCAGAAATATAAGGCTAGAGAATTGTATAAAGATAGTAAAGCTTTTGATTTAGGATCTGCAATTCATTGTTATGTTTTAGAACATAAAGAATTTAATAATAGATATGCAATAGCCCCTTCTAATCCTGTGGGAGGTATGATGGGTAAATTTATTGAAGCTTACGTTGAGGCAGAGAATATTATGATAAATGATAATATGCCAAAAGAATTAAAGCTTGATAGTTATGTAACATTGCATGAACTATGTTATGATAAAGCTGGCTTTAAAACGGCCCTAGAAACCGTGTTAAAAAAGTTTAATTCTGAAGAGAATCAAACTTATTACAAATTTCTAAAAGAAAATTCAGATAAAATTATATTATCTCAAGATGATATGGATATTATAATTAATTGTTATAATAATCTTATCGAACATCAAATGACTAATAGATTACTATGGCGTGAAGATGGAGAAGATATGAAACCTGAATTTGAAATTTCTTGGATTTATAATAATGTTAAAATAAAATCCATTATTGATAATTTAATACTTGATGTAGAAAATAAAAGAATTTTTATTGTAGATCTTAAAACTACTTCTAAATCTGTATATAATTTCGATAGGTCTTATTATACCTATGGTTATTATAGACAAATGGCTATTTATAAACTAGCAGTAAATAGTTATATCAAAAAATTAGGAATAGATATTAAAGACTATGATATAAATTTATATATTGTAGTGGTACAAACCACTGGACTACATGAATGTGTTGTTTACAAGCCTAATTTAACAGATTTGTCTGTTGGTACAGATGAATTTGATAAATTAATTGAAAGATATAAATGGCATGTAAATAAGAGCCTTTGGGATTTCCCAATGGAGTATTATAAAGATAATGGTATTATTAATTTAAAATTATCAGATGACTATATCTCGAGAATTAAAGAGAATATGTGATAAAATAAAACCTACTAAAACTTTAGAGTTTTTATTTCCATTAACAGGATATGATAAAGTAGACTTAGCTCCCTTATTAGTAAATGCTTATCTAGGTGATAAGGATATGATTGATTGGGATTCTGAATCTCCTGATATATTTGTATTAATGAAATATTATGGAACTGCTCAGTTTATGAGATTGGAAAAAGAAATAGAAAATAATGAATATTTTAAGACATCTTATAGTTTATGGGATGGTTCTTATGTAATGTTTGTATTTACTATATCTCCTTCTTTTAAAGCTGATTATGATAAGTTTTTACAGGGTAAATATTCACAATTTTCTAATCCCGCTAAAATTCGTATTATGAGACATCGTTCTCCAAATAGTCCAATGCCCTTGATCCTGGATAAGGATAATTCTTTAAAACTATATTGGGAAGAAAAACTTAATGTAGAATTATCGAATGATGATGAAGTTTGGCCTATTTTGAATGTAAATGATGAATTTTTTGATAGGAATAAATTTAAGAAATTGATGAACATAGTAGATGTTGCTGGTTATAGGTAACATCTACTGTTCATTTTTGGGTCCAATTATGTACCGAAGCATTGTGTTTTTTTTAGACTCACGTTTGTCCTTCATTTTAAAAAAAGTATCTTGCATTTTTTTAATATCCGCACAAAGTTCATATTCTTCTGTAGATTCAAAATAATCTAATAATAATTCAAAGACATTCTCTTCGTCGTAATCAGATAAAAGCCAGAATAAATTATTAGGAAATATACTAAAATCATAATTACTTATTAATAATCTATAAGTATTAATCATAGAAGATCTTCTGATAGCTTCTTTTTCACTTTCAGTAAATCCTTCTTCATATTCTTCTTCGTTTTCATACATTAATTATTTTTTAATTTTTCTATTAAGTATGGTAATAACCATTTATTATCAATAAAAACTTGAGTTAATGTATTGCTTAAACTATTTACAACTACTTCTTCATCATCGGTTTGTTGTAAAGGCTGTCCAGATTGAGATAAAGAACTAACCCATACAGATGCATGTAATACTTCATGTAATAAAGTATTAGCTTCATCTATATTAGATAAATCAGGTTGTATTTCTATTTTGTTTTCTCTGGATAAATATTGACCATAATTATCACTCATATTATCTTTATGAAATTGCGGTGCTTGTTTTTTTATAGATAAAGTAGTATATCCTATTTTTATTTTCTTATTATTAATATCATTCATATAATTTAATTTAAATGGAACCAACTTAGTTTTTCTTTTGCTGGTTGTAATAATTGTCTAAACGGTAGTACATTATACATTTTCTTCCAAATTTTTGCATCTCCCTTATCCCACATTCCAGATTTTCTTTGGTATCTTTCTAAATCATTTCCTACTAATAAAGAACTTGAATCACTTAAGATCTGACCCACTAAATCCATCATTGATTCTAATGTTGTCATACTTGCTGCAGGTGTTTTTAATACATTCCATGTTTCTGGTAAGTAGGAGAAAAATAATAATTCTTGTTGTACTCTTTTAATAGTATATAATGATTGATAATATACATATCCTTTTTTCTCATCATCATCAGTTTTTACTAATGCGGCTAAAGCTACTAAAGAAAGGAAAGATGCTACTTCACCTAATGAACGTTTAATATTTTGTTTTTGCCAAGTGTCTAGTTCATTCCATTTTTCTTTTACAGTATATATTCTAGCTTTAACTATATCTCTTTTTACCTGGTTCATAAATCTTAACATTGTAATATAATTACCTTCTACATAAGATTCTAATCTTTCATTCCATTCAGGACCTTTAAATTCAGATTCTTTATCATAAAATAATTTTTCAATACCTTCAAATCTTCTTTGGAATCCCGATGGCATCCACTTACGGAATTGCATTACCCATCTACCTGCTGCGTATTGTTGTATAGCGTTTCGATCTTTTTGATTATATATACCATGTAATCTTTGATAAACTCCTTGAACTTTATCTTTAAATATAGCACGATCATGTTGATTAAACTGTTCTGCAACTTCTGGATTAAGAATTAATTTACCATTTTCTACTGAATATGCATCCCATAAACTTATTTTTTTTCCGTCTGCTAAAGTAAATTTCTTTTGTAAGGCCATAGCCATAAATAATTGTGATTGTAACATATGCTCACCCATAGTCATCATAAAGAAGAAAGATCCTAAATTCATACCTCTCATAGATAAAGCTTTATGTTTAATTCTATTTCCATATTCATCAAAATGTTGTAATACATTGAAATATTCATTCATTAATCCTATTTTTGAAGTAGGTGTTCTTCCTACAGTATCTTTAATTATACCGGATAAACCTCCCCAATAATACGTTTTTGCTTTTATGAAATTCTTTTTACCGAAATATTGACCTGCATATGCTTCGATACTATTCATTAAATTACCAAATGCAACGTTAGCATAACCAGCATGTGGATTTAATGCTAAAACTCTTAAACTATTATAAGATAATACACCATCTAAAAGTTTATCCATAGGAACTTTTTTACCACCTATAGTCATTATACTAGATCCTTGTTTCTTTCTTTCTCCATATACTACCATATTTAAATAATCAACTAGTCTGTTATAAGCTTTAGATTGAACACCTTCACTAGTAACTTCACTTCCGGTTACCGGGTTAATAACAGGAACACCACCTTTTAGTTTAACTACTTTTCTAGATTTTAATAATTCCTTAGTTAATTCTAATTCAGATAATATTTCATTCATTTGTTGATTATTAACAGCCATAGTATAATACATACTTAATGCACTTCCTAAATCAAATGAAACATCTTCTGGATTTAAATTTCCTTCTTCTAATCCAATTTTATGACTATAATGTATAGGTACATAATGTATAGAATCTCCTTTCTCATCTACTTTTTCTTTATATTCTAATTCATCTTCTAAAATAGTAAATTTCTGTAATGCAGCTTCTTTAATTGCAGACCATCCTCCTTTCATTTTAAGGGCTCCAGGAGTTTCCATAAATTTTTCTTGGCTAGTTTTTCTTAAACCTGGTAACATTAAACCTCTTTTTGCAAATCCTGGTAATATACTTTGTGCATATTTATAATTATTTAAAAAGAAATCATAAAATTGTCTAACAGGATGAGATTCTGGTAAAGCCATTAATTCTTTATATTTAGAATCTTCTATAAATTCATTTTGTTCATAGAATTCGTTCCAAACTCTTCCTGTAATCGATTCTCCAGCTTCCCTTTTTTCTTTAATAAAATTATCTCTCTTCATTCGGAACTCATAACTTTGAGGGCCTACTAAAAATCCTGTAGGTTTTCCATTATGATATTCTAATACAGGCTCAAATAATTGTTGGTAATTAGTAACACTAGCTCCTTGACCTTTTCTAAACTCTTCAAATTCGTTTAATATATCAAATAAGCCTTTATTTTTTCCTACACCATATTCTAGATCATATTTAGCTTCTTGTGCTACATTTCTTTGTATACCTACATTTTTATCTACCATTGCTAATTCAGTCATTTTTGAATCTGCCAATGCATTTAACCATCTTGCCATATAACCTATATCTCTACTTGCTTTTATAAGTTCAGCTTCTATTTTTTGCGCTGTCATACCTGGTTTAGTACTATATCTTGTTAAAAATTCTGCTACAAGAGGTCTTCCTAAAGCTTTGTATAATTCTTCAACCTGTTGTCTTTTAAGTACTGCAGGAGCTACATAATTATTAATTATATTTTCATATCCTGTTTTACTTAATGTAGGCGCTAATAATGT